CTTATGTAGTGTGGAATATCAAGATCTGGAGTACTATCTTCAGAGACCACCTGAGATATACGCTAGTACAAGTCTTAAAATTGAATGGGATAAAGTAAGGGCTTTATACGGTTGTGATATTACAAGCTATTTGCTTGCAGATTTTGCAATGGGTGATGCAGAGAAATGTCTTCCTGGATATTTTCCTGTTGGTGATCTGGCAAATGATGAATATGTTGGTTTTCTAATGAATCGTATGTCGAAAGGTGTATCCCTGTGCTATGACTATGACGACTTTAACAGCCAACACTCCAAGCAGAGTATGCAAGAGGTTATTTCTGCATGGATTAGGGTATTTAGCAGTAGTCTATCACATGAGCAATTATTGGCAGCCTGGTGGACATATAACAGTATCAATCGCATGACTATAAGATTTAACGAGATAAATGAAACAGTTGAAGCAAACGGTACGCTATTTTCCGGTTGGCGACACACATCATTTATAAATACCGTGTTAAATAGGGTGTACCTTATGGAGGCAGGTCTAGAAAGTAAACTAGGTTATGCTATACATAACGGTGATGACGTATACGGAACATGTGAAAGGATATATGATGCGTTAGGTCTAATACGTAATGCAGAATTACTAGGTATAAGAGCTCAAAAGACTAAAATGAGTATAGGTACGATTGCAGAATTTCTAAGGGTAGATGGGAACGCAGAAGACCCCACAGGAAGACAGTATCTAACTAGAGGCTGTGCTACCGCTGTTCACAGTAGAATCGAGTCCGAGGCAGCTATCACATTAAGGGCTGGCTTAGATGCCACATGTGAAAGAATGGCAAGTATAATAGCACGTGGGGGCAAAGACGAAATTGTATACAAGCTACAAGACGAATGTTTTAGAGTATGGGCAAAACTATTTAACGTGTCGGTCGATATATGCCATCTATACAACCGCACACATCCGAGTCAAGGTGGCCGTAACTACTATGCACCATTACGTGACTACAGAATACTGCCAACAGCTGTAGTTACGGCCGATCCAATAACAGAAGCATTTGTTAAAATAATAGATATCGGTAGTCAGCAGTATTTAGACAATATAGCAAAGCGTTACGAAATAAAAGTAAAAGACATACACAGAAGTAATATACGCGACGCTAATCGAATGATGGCTAAACAAACGAGG